AAGACTTCGGAAAATTACGCACCATGACAACACCGTTTGGTGTCCAGATTGGATGAGTTTGACAAAACTCAATCTGGCTCATGTGGTAGACCGGAGCTTCAACTTTCATGTTGAACCCCATTTCCAAGAACCATGCATCTAACCCAATACAAAACTGTTTCAGGTAATGACTCTCGAAAATAACCACACAATCATCGCCATTGTTAATTAACGATAGCGGCACACCAACGTGTTTACCATAAGCATGGACCAACGCACACATCAAAAGGCAATTGCCGAGAGCGGTATTAACATCACCACTCATACGGCACCCATCTACTACATACTTAAGGGTCCCATCACGACAATACCCACGAACAACATTCCTAAGTTGCCATGTTAGGTATCGTCTTAATTCAGGGCTCTTAAATACACCGTTGTACACTGAGTGTTCCCACTTAAGTGCTTGAACACCCACGTGCTGGTCGAAGCGTGAAGCATCGAGACCAACTGCAACGGGAGAAGAGTACTTATCCCACTTGTCACTAATGATTTTACCTAGTTGGGCAGAATTAAACCCTTTTGCAACCGTAGGTTCACCATATATATCGGCAATAGCACGATACACGTGATGTTCTAAAGGTCGCAAAAAACGCCCTACCTCAACATTATATCTGGGTTCACGAGGACTAATAATTCTCGGATCAGGATCAGGCTTGTCATCTGAATTGATAAACTCAGCTTTAACGAAAGCCTTAATGTGGGCATCCCGTTGAGTAATGCCACTGGTAAGCAAACTCTCAACGGCTTTGGTGTAAACGGCCAACTTACGACCCTTGTAATACTGGAGAAACCCAGCATAATCTACAGGGGTGGTCCGAGGTAGACGTTTAAACATCAAGTCGCGGAAATATCGCAAACGCTCCACATATATCCCAGCGCTAGGTATCGGCTTTGGTTTTCCTTTGACGTAGAAAACCCTGGTCAATACACCACGCTCCAGATTATTAAGTGATGAATTGTGCACAAGATACCGATTTGGAGGGGACATAGACCCTATCTGGTAATACTTGCGCACATGGACTTGAGCACCTAAGCGGGGCTTGACCGTCAAAGCGGGATGAGACAAGGTACTCTTAGTAGCCTCAACCCCGGTCAATTCACCTAGGCACCCCTAGCTGGATGAAAATCCAAGCATACGGCCGATCTTGCCGTAGTAGGATTCCCATTCAACATCAACCTCACCCTGCCGTGAGATAGACTCAATAGCTGCACCAGCCTTATAAGCGTCGATCTCATGACGGGATGGAACAAAGGTCAATGTAGTCGCGAGTTCAGAATATCTAAGGATATGAGATGGCCGCATACCATGTTGCTCCATCAACTCTCCAATATATTTCCGAACCATGTGACGATTGGCTTCTGTCCAGCGAAGACGTCCAAACTTCGCCTTAGCAGCCACTACAAGTTTAGCCTGGAATCTATTCGGC